AGCAGTAGGTACAATTGTAACTAGTATGACTAGTTTCATTACCGCTAACTATCCAACATTAAGCTACAACAGTGCCAAGTGTCAGCGTGATGCAAGAATTATTCTTGATGCAGTCGGCTACGACTTCATGTTTAACAGCAACTTTCAAACAATTAAAGCAGCTTATGCCTATTTAAGAAGTTCAGCTAGTGATGTATTCAGTTTAAATCAGAAAGCAGCCACTCGTGCAGCATTTAGCTATGTAAAAACACTGGCTAAATCAAATGTTGGCGGCGATGCAACCGCGCAAGCACGTATTGAAACGCTAATGACCACGCTGGACGACATTCTCTTTGGTGCAACTAACGAAGGTTCGTCGTGTGTTGATGGATTCGCTAATATCTACTATGCAGTCTTACAATTAGAACGTAACAGAGATTACATGGTAAATGAAATTTCTGCATACATTGCCTCTACGTACACTGGCACAGTAACAGCTACTACCTCAGGGTCTAATATATTAACTATTAGTGACACCAGCTGGTTGCAAAGAAATACAATTATTTCATTTAGCGGTGCAGTATTTGGTAATGTTGACGCTGGTATACAATACTATGTGCAAAATGTAGTAAGCCCTACTACTTTTAAAATTGCAGCTGCGGCTAACGGAACAACACCAATAAATCTAGCAACTGTTCCTTCAGGGTCAATGACTGTAAGTTTGTTCTATGATACTGCAGCGTGTGAAAGAGATGTTAATGCGTATATTGACGCTATCAAATATGATCTTAAGTATCCAGGGAACTACAAATCATTATTAGCAGCTCGTTATTATTCTAATGCAGTCGCCGGTAGCTTAGAAGAAGACATGTATTATCTAAGAAATGGTACAGGTCTAAGAAATCAAACATTAGCTGATTTAAGCGGAGATCTACTAGCACCTAATGCTTACGGAACTTCAAGGGTTAGTGCAGGTGCATATGCAAGTTTAGATCCAGGATGGGGCCCTGCTGACTCTAGTACATGGATTACTAGTCGTAGCCCGTACGTACAAAACGTAACAACATTTGGTAATGCTGCAATTGGACAGAAAGTAGACGGTAGTTTACACAATGGCGGCAATAAATCTATTACATCTAATGACTTTACACAGGTTATATCAGACGGTATTGGAGCATGGATTACTAATAATGCTAGAGCTGAACTTGTTTCAGTATTCTCATACTATTCTCATATTGGATACCTAGCTGAGAATGGCGGACGTATTCGTGGTACTAATGGTAATAATTCTTACGGAGACTTTGGATCGGTAGCTGAAGGATTCGATTCTACAGAAACTCCAAATACTGCAGTAGTTGATAATAAGCAATTCCGAGCAGAAGTAGGATCAGTACTTACAAATTCTGTTGATACTGTTTATCAATTTGAATTTAACAATGCAGGAACTGATTATACTGCTGCCACATGGGCTATTAGTGGTGCAGGTATAAATGCAGCAACCGAACAAGATGAATTCCGAGACGGCGCAGTCTTTCAAGTTAGATTATTAGATAACATTGATGATAGTACTGATGCTCCGGAAGCTGACGGCAATTATGGCGGTATTGACTATATTTCAAACGCTAACACAGCCCAAGGCGGAACTGCTACACAAATTACCATTGCGGCTACTGATAGTGAAATTAGTGCAGCATACGTTGGTATGAAAGTTTATCTAACAGGTGGTAGTGGTGCAGGACAATTTGGTATCATTGCTACATACAATGCTGGTACAAAAATTGCAACAGTTACTAGAGAGACTACTGGTGCTGCTGGGTGGGATCATGTGGTATCAGGTACAACTATTGTATCACCTGATGCTTCTACTACATATATAATTGAACCTAGAATTTCATTCACATCGCCAAGTTACAGCACTAATGCTAGAACAACCGCATCTACATTAACGTGGGTTGATACTAAGTATGCACCAATTACTAAACTTTATACTTCAGTTACTGGAACTACATCAGGTAGCGGCTTGAGTGCTAGTTTTAATGTAACTAGAAAAAACACAAAATATTCATTTGTTGATATTATAAATGCTGGTACTGGATATGCTAGATTAGACACAATTACTCTAGCAGGAACAAATTTAGGCGGTGCAAGTACTACTAACGATATTACTATTACTATTACATCAGTTAACAGTATTACTGGTGCTATACAGGCTTTTGAATTCAGCGGATATGCTGCAGGCGGAAACTTTGTAGCTCTTGCTACTGGAACAAACACAGTTGATACTTCAGCTAACGGAACAACGTGGACAGCTAGAACCGGAGTACTGGCAGCAAATACCACATGGATTGCTATGGCAGAGGGTGCCCTTACTGCGACAGAAACTGCTGGGTCTTTTGTAACAGGTCGAGCCTATCAAATACTAACATTAGGTAATACTCTTTGGACTAGTATTGGTGCCAGTGCTAATATAGTAGGCACAAGATTTATTGCTACCGGCACAGGCGGTGCAACAACAGGAACAGCAGCACCTATTGCTAATCATCTAGTGGCAATTGCCAGTGGCGGAACTACCGGCACAACATATTCTGTAGACGGTGGTGTAACATGGGCTGCTGGTGGAGCACTACCAGCTGGTTCTTACACCGCAATTGCCTATGGAAACGGTCGTTGGGTGGCAATTGCCACAGGCAGCTCAGTTAACGCATACAGTACCAATGGTGGTATAACATGGACCGCAGGTGGGACCGGTGCAGCTTTGACAAGCGCAGCATGGACAGGCATTGCCTACGGTGGTGGGAAATTTGTTGCAGTGGCTAGTGGCGGAACTACATCTGCATACTCTACAAACGGTGGTGTAAACTGGATTGCAGCAACCGGACTAGCTAGTTCTAACTGGCAGTCAATATCATGGGGTAACAATAGATTTGTTGCAGTATCGAACACTAGCGGCACTGCTGCTGCTTATAGTTTAAACGGTATAACGTGGACTGCAAGCACACTACCGGCTACTGCACAATGGACAAGAATTGCCTACGGTCAAGGCGTGTTTTTAGCAGTAAGCCAGTCAACACAAGCTGCAAGTTCTGAAGATGGTATAAACTGGACTTCGAGAACAACTAGTACAGCAGCCAACGGCTTTAGTGGTGTTGCCCACGGCAATCCTAACCAAAGTGGCATTTGGGTAGCAGTACAAAGAAGTACAGCAGGAACAGTAGCAAGTTCTATATTAGTAGGTGCTACAACTAGAGCTCGAGCATACGTATCAAATAACAAGATCTTTGCTATTAGACTATTAGAACCAGGATCTGGATACACAGTTGCGCCAACTATTACTATTACTGATCCGAATAACATCTACGAAGCACCGACTAGCGTTAGAATCGGTAACGGTGCCCTTGCAAATCCAAGTTTTACTAATAGAGGAGTCGGATACTTATCAGCTAGTGTCGAACTAGATACAGGTGACGGTTATGCTAGTAATTTCCAAAGCGGACAATTTATTGCTGTTAAGAGATTAACATCAGAACCAGTTTCCGGATCTAATGTAGTATTTGGACATTTACCAAATCAAACATTTAAACTAGTTAACATTGTTTCGTTAGCTGGACTGTACGATGGTAGTTATTCAGCATTTTTCCAAGTTAGTCCCGATGTGTCACTTTTTGATTCACCTAACGATGCAGTCAGTGTTTCAACAAGAATTAGATATAGTCAAGTACGATTAACTGGACACGATTTCTTAGATATCGGAACTGGAAATTTATCTGAAACAAATTATCCAAACACACCTACACAAGAACCAGTACAAGATAATGAAACTGTTGAAAGCAATGGCGGCCGAGTGTTCTTTACAAGTACTGACCAAGACGGTAACTTTAGGGTCGGAGACTTGTTTACTATTGAACAGTCAACTGGTATTGCAACATTAAACGCAGATGCATTTAATATTTCAGGGTTGCAAGAAATTACATTAGGTGCTGTAAGTTTAGGCGGAAGTTCGGCAACGATTTCAGAATTCTCAACAGATCCTTTCTTTACAGCTAACTCAGATAACATCGTACCGACGCAGAGAGCAATTAAAGCATATATCACATCACAAATTGGTGGTGGTGGTGCTGCATTGAACGTAAATAGTGTTACAGCCGGGTTTATTCAAATATCTGGATCTCAGATTACAACAACAACCGGTGGCACAATTTTAATGAAAGCAACATTTAATTTCACAGGCGGCGTAAGGGGCTTACCAACAGCCCTGAGTTATTTCTTAACATAAACGGAGTTTTATATGGCAACAGGAAGATTAGGAGCAACGGACTTAACAACTACAGGTGACACTAATGTCTATGGCCCAGTAGCAGCAAGTACATTTACAGTAGCATCAATTAGCTTGTGTAATAGAGGTGCTAGTACTATACAAGTTCGTATAGCAGTTAGTACCTCAGCAACTACACCTACTAACGGTGAATACATAGAGTACGATGCTAATATTACAGCAAAAGGTGTTCTTGAAAGAACAGGTATTGTTATGGACACTGGAAAATACCTTATAGTAAAATCAAGTGCAAGCAACGTACTTAGTGCAGTTGTTATGGGCATTGAAACATCAATTGCTTAATTTAAGGAAATAAAATGGGAAGAAGAATTACCAACGGTATAACAACCAGCAACGTTTCAGTTCCTGCAACATTAAACATTGTTAACACTACTATTAGTACATCTGAAACTAATGCAAATTTAGTGCTAGCACCTGACGGCACAGGTATTGTTAGTTTAGGGTCTAAAAATCTTACTACAACTGGTACTGTTACTGTTGGTACTATTACCAACAACGGTGGTAGCGATAGTGCAACTTTTAATACTATCAGTGCAAACGGTCTAGCAACATTTAATGAAATTTCTGAAATTACACAAACACTAACCAACGCAACTGGTACAGTTGCGCACGATTTCAGTGGTGGAGGAATTTTCTATCACACTACTCCTGCAGCAAACTGGACAGCAAACTTTACCAACGTGCCCACTACTGACAACAGAGCAATTGCTATGGTGTTAGTTATTAATCAAGGTGGAACAGGTCGTTATCCTAGCGCAGTGCAAATTGCAGGAGTTGGTCAAACAATACGCTGGGCAAACAACACTGTCCCAACACCCGGAGTTAACAAAATTGACATTGCTACTTTTACATTGTTAAGAATTTCAAGCACTTGGTTTGTTGTAGGCAACTATACAAGCTATGCATAATATAGGATAGGAGTAACATATGCCTTTCATTGGTTCAATAAGTGGTTCGCAAGGATTTGGTCGAGGCGGCGGCGCAGCACCACCGTCGTGGATATCATCTGGTAGTTTAGGAACATTAACCGATGCGCAACGAGCAGCAGGCAATACTATTACAGTTAGTGCTAGTGCTGGCCCCGGAGCAACAAGTGTTTCATATAGCTTAGTTACTGGATCATTGCCAGCTGGGGCAAGTTTAAACGGAACAAGCGGAATTATTTCTGGATTTAGTGCGGTATCGTCAAATACTACAAGTAATTTTACACTTAGGGCAACTAATAATGCAGGGTTAACCGCCGATGCTGCTCTATCTATAACAATCAATGCTGTTACCATCTCATGGAGTTCCCCTGCTAGTCAGACATTTCCGTCGCAGCTCGTTGGTAATACATTTACTACTCGAACATATGTTGCATCGGCTAGTTCAGGATCAATTGCGTATACAGTAGTATCAGGTAGCGTCCCGTCAGGCACATCAGTTGCCAGCAATGGTTCACACACTGGTACAATCAGCGGCGGCGCCACTACTTATAACTGGACTATTCGTGCAACAGTGACCAGTGGCTCAGCAACTGCAACAGTAGATCAAAGTTTTGCGCAAGCTGTCACTGCACCTATTGATTTAATAAACACTACAACATTCCAAAACTTAAGAAATTACATGGTTGCACGTCAAACCAACTATCGAAACAGCAATTTCTATTCTTGGTCATTAGATGCTTCTCCGAGTCAGATCAGCGACGGTGGTGGTGACATGTATGACGGCGGACACTGCATTTCTTTACTAGAAAACGGCAGTCAGGTTGCAGGCGGTTGCTTAGATTTTAATAATGGCAACTCTACTGGAGGAAATCTACGCTGGGGCGCAGGTGGTTACACTTACCCATTATTTGCACTTGCAACGTCGGGCCGCGTAAACAGAACTTATGGGTGGAACAGTAACGGAAATCTTGGCGCAGACGGCGGCGGAAGTCGAACTAATCAGCAGGTTTATAATGTGCAAACGGTTAATGGCTGTATAGTACACTCTTGGATTGGGAATTTAAGTTACAATGCTGGCGACCCTAGTGTAAATTATCTGTATGTAACTATAGGACATTCTACGTTAGGATCTTCTATTAATGCAGTTAACAATCAAGATGCTCCTGGAAGTCCAGATAATGATAATCACACTTATCAAACAACTAGCTTTAATTGTATAATTGCTAGAGTGCTGTGTAGTAGTCCCAGCGGCACAATTGTTAACGCAGGACAAGCTCAAACCATAGTAGGGCAGATGACTCAACATTTTAGAGAAGCACTTGGTCTATAATTAATTTATATGACATGGGAATATGTTGTTTTAAATCAGGTCTTTACTAAAGAAGAATGTAAAGAAATGTCAGAGACATTATGGTCGGAATTTAAAAATAATAATTATAAGTACGACAACCAATGTTTAAAAAGCCCAGCTTTTTCTGACGCACTACAAGACAAATACACTCAACGTCTACAAGAAAAATTAGAATCTATTTTAGTTGCTCCGGTTGAATATCAATTCAATTACAGTAGAATTTATTTCAAAGACGAAATACTATTGCCACATAAAGACAAGAGCAACTGCAAATATAATTTTTCAGTAACTCTTGACTATTATTCAGGCGACGTTTGGCCGTTGTTCTTATACAGTAATAAAGAACAACAAATAATCAAATTATCTTTAGACCAAGGCGATGTTCTACTATATAAAGGAACAGAATTGTTACATTGGAGAACTCCATTTACTAACACCTGGCAAACACAGGCTTTCTGGTTTTTTAATAATCCTAAAACATCTACATGATCGAATACTACGAAAATATTGATAGCGAAGAAACTTCTGCTGAACTAGAAACATTTTTATTAAATTCTTCTTGGACATGGGGGCATAAATCATTAAACGATCTTACTGCTCGAAGTATTCCTCACTGGACTATAATTTTTGGCGGAAAAACAAACAGCAAAGATCAAAATTTTGACTGTGAACATGAATTAACAGGCGTTGTTAAAACTGTATGGAATAATGTTAAAGAAAAATATTTTCAAGAAGATGATAGGCTTGTTAGATGTTATGCAAACGCCATTACCGCCGGTATAGATCAAAGACTACATACTGATGATACATTACCAGGTGCTAAAACTTTAATTGTCTATGTTAATAAAACGTGGACTGTTGATTATGCCGGGGAAACTATAATATGGGATCGTGAAAAAAGGCAAATAGTTGGATCCTATTTGCCTAAATTTAATTCTTGTTTGTTAATTCCCGGCAATTGCTGGCATGGAGTTAGACCAGTAAGTGCATATTGTGATACTATACGAATGAGTATTATGTTTAAGACTCGTCCAGAATCTAAATTAACTTTGGTTTAACGCCTCTACCCAGGTAGTAACAGCATATTTGGTTTCTTTTAAAGGAGTGTTACCTCTATGAGCATGTGTAAACTCGCAAGGCCAAATAATTAATTTACCTTGCTGAGCTTTAATCCTTTTTGGATAATATAAAAATTCTGTTTCTCCGCCTTCTTCAATATCATTAAGATACAACATTCCAACTAGTTTCCTAGTAACAACTTGTCGTCTAGCATTTTCATAATGAAATGCATGAAAGCCCTCTCCGGGACGAGTCTTTTGAAATTTCATATCGAAGACAGCATACCCGTCAAGCCCCTGGAGAATCCTATATCGATCCATATACTGTTTAATACAGAAATCCAACATTTCATAAAAATGATCTGTATAATCTTGTAGAGCTCTGTTTAATTGTAAATCCCCAACTTGATGAAAACTAGTCATAAACATGTTACTGTCTGTAACATAGTCATCGTGTCGTTTTTTAACAATAGGAGTAAATTCTTCACAAAAGTTAAAAAATTGAATCACTTCGTTACAGTAACTTTCTGGAAAAAATCCAGTGTAAGTTCCTATAAAATCTTCATAATCTTGTTTTAAATTAGTTCGATCTATTTTAAATCTTGATTTGTTTGTTAAATTTTGCATGTTATAATACCTTTGTTCTATTTAATTAAAAAAATTTATCATTAATTAAATCTGGATTTCTTTCCAGTCTCTAAGTTTATTCATTAAATTTTTTCTAATCAATATAATATTTTGTCTAGTATCAATCGCACCTGACGGCAATCGATTGTTTAAACTTAGATCTTGATGTTGTTGGTCAATGTACTTGACTTCTTTTAACAAGTTTTGTAGCATACCCTGCAGTTCTAATCTTACTGATTCGTTAGAAACAGCAGAAATTCTTTCATTAAATTCATTATATTCTTTTTGAAAATTTTCACTTTTTTCTAAATTAAGCATGAGAGTTCCTTATAAGCTATCTATAATATCAATTACTGTTTGTATTTTAGTTTGAATAATTTTGTTACGCAAACTTAGATCAAGACCTTTGTGTACTGGCTTAGGTAGATTATTTAAATCAAACCAACCCCATGCTGAGTGTTCTTGGCTAAGGGTTGGCACAAACTCTGCTTCAACTACACAGAAATATGTATGGAAGTTAAACAAGCTGTCATTGCTAACAAACCGTTCTAATGGTATTGTCTTTTTAATTTCCGGAAGAAATCCAACTTCTTCTTCAATTTCTCTTTTAAGACCTTGCCATGCAGACTCTCCTGTGTGATTAGTACCGCCTACTAATACCCAGCGTCCGCTGTGTCTGCCTTCATTTTTTTGTAGTAGTAGAAATCTCTGCGTGTCCCTAGCACAAATGAGTGCCCCAGAACAGTCGATTTCTGTTACATTGATATTCTCCATTGACCCCTCTTATATTCGCCTTCAAATGATTTAACCCATTCTACACCGTTCCATTTGTACTGTGCAGTGGTATAAAAGTTTGTTTGATATATAATTATGTCATTGTGATCATACGAAGAAAATATTACATTCCATTGATTATTTTTCCATTCTATAATATCATTGGCTGCTGCAATAAAATCACTACCGTCTGTGTTCTTCCAGGCCGTCGGCCCTTCTTCGTTAAAAGTTAGTATGTATGTTATTTTACTGCCCACTTGTACAATATTATTCAGTACAATAACGTAATACCCATCTCGATTTATAGGAGTAGACAATCCAACTTCTACTCCGTCAACTAATACTTGACAATCATATACTCGATCAAACTCAACTCCTGTATTAATACTCTTTATTTTAGATGAAGAAATAAAAGTTTCTCGAGCCCAGCCGCCTATACTTTCAATTATGAGATATCGTATACCTGCTGTAATAGGTTGATCAGTTGTTTCTTTATTGGGACGTTTTGGGTTAAATGCGCTAGGATCAATCACAGCATCAAAAGTCCCTCTTCCAGTTGCAGAGCTATAACCAACGTCAATGTCTTCAATATTACCAGCACTGTCAATATAGTTATTTGACGGGAATGTGTCAGTGTCCCATGTAGCTACCATTACAGTATCATCTTGCGGATGGATACTTAGTGTGCCTACAACTTCAGTTGCATCTGCCTGAATAAGATAAATTTTACTTAATCCAGGAGTAAATGTTCCCGGATATTGATCAGTAACCATCTTCCATGATAGATATGTACTAGCTCCTGTTTCATTGTTAATTAATCTAGCAGTATTGGCTTCAACAAAAATATCATAATTACCCACAGTTACTATTTCTTCTGTAAGGAAATTAGAAGGACTACGAACTCCCACGTTAGGATCGACACCTAACCCATCGATATAATCTGTTGCGCCAGGATCTATAGACCCAAATATGTTATTAATAATATTAGTAACAATGCCTAACTTCTTAACTTTAACTGGAGGGCTAATCCAAACAGGGGTAGTTAATGTTAACGATGCTACATCAATGGCACTGTTTGTACCTGTTGGTATAGTTCGGGAACTAAACACAACATCGCCTAGTTCAACAACACTTAAACTAGTCCAGTCAACATAGTTGTCGGTAGTTTGTATTTCCAAACTGGGGTTAAACAATACAAGAATTTGCTCAAGTATTTGTAACTTCTGTTCAGTGTTAGCAGACCAAATATCAACCTTAACAGTTAATGTAAACGGTGTAGGCATGAGTCTTTCTACAGTATAGTTTCTACCTTGCTCATTAGTATACATGCCAGTTTCTTCATCTACTGCACGTTCTCTAAAATGCATTTTACCAACATACGTAGCATCGCCTAATCTATCTCTTGCTAGATCAAAGTCTGTAACATATACTGCAATTTTTGGCGTTGCTGGTAAGGTGTTTTCACTATTTTGATTAATGATACTTGCTGCCTGTCGGTCAACATCACCGTACATAACTGGAACTCTAACCAGTGTACCGTCACCATACCTAACTACAAAATTACTAAGTAGTCTAATAATTTGTGTAAGATATCGTCTTATCTGTCCGTCATAAAAATATTGCATTAGAAATCTGCCCTAGGTTTAAGTGCTTTAGATAGTGGTTGACGTTCTTCAACTGTGTCTCCATCAATAACCGCACTATTAGTATTGTTAATAAAACCAGTTTTAAGAGTTTGTCTAGCGTCAGTATTAGTTAATGTGTGTCTCACAGAATCCTCACGTTTGACCCACATAGATCCGTTGTATCTAAACAGTCTGTTTGGCACATAATCTGTACGTAAGAAATAATCTCCATCAGTTGCACCACCGGGGAAGGATAACCCAAATCCAAAATCTGCAACTCCATTGTCAGGTACGCCATCGCCTACTAGATAGCCCATATAACCAGTACGCTTTGGACGATCAGCTATTCTACTAGCATCTAAACTAGTGTTATCACTAAACAAATCTGTTTCATCTGCAGTTCTAAGTGCAGGCTTACCAGCTTCGTCAACTGCTAGTGTGTAGAACTGCTGAGTTTCATATCCACTTTTAGGAGCATCTGCTTCTGCTTGTGCAATGATAGCATCGTTGATTTCAAGATTTTTAGACTGTGTGCTGAGAATACCTTGTATACTTTGCCCGCCGTACGGTGAAAAATAACTAGTGTTAGGCGGGGTATTTCCTGTAGTGGTTGCGGTTACAGTATACAATGTACCTTGATATCTAATAATTTGACCAGCTGTGTATGTTGCACTAGCAGAATAATCACCAACAAAATTTGCATCTTCATCTGTAGGTTTGTTTAAAATATCTGCAAACTGTTGACCAGCAACTAGTTTCTTTAACTTCAATCTATATAGATGTGGATACCAGTCTCTGCTAAAACCTTCAGCAGCTCGTCCAACATCTTCAATTACAAAATATCTAGGAAGTGCAACATCTGCATCGTTAAGTGCAAACTCGTCTTTTAAGTGAGGTAATTCTAATACATCACCGCTTAGGGGTTTACGCCCCACAGTACTTACTGTGTCGTTAATGTGTACAGTCATAAAAACTGTATCCTGATCTAAAAATAAACCAAATTGACTTAGATTAAAATCAAGATCTTGTACGTTATAAATGCCACGAATTCTATAAATTGAGCTGTCATATTTTCTATCACGATTTTCTAAGAATAGTAAATCTTGAATATTAGTTTCTTTGATAACATCGTAGTTAGGTTTGTCAATAGTTGACTCTCCAGTTAATGGATTTTTAGGACCTAGATATTTGTGAAAATACACATCAGTACCGCCTACCTGAAACATTTCAGATATGCTGCGATCTAAGAACTTGTAATCGTTGCCTTTTTCGGGCTTGTAAAGTGATAAACGTGGCATAGTATAATATTTAGCGTATAAATATAACGGGAGATTCAAATGTCAGACAATCCACAAGAAGTACGTCAACAAGTATACAATTACTGCCGCACAATGTTAGGTGACGGTATGGTAGATGTTGAGCTTGACCCGATACACTACGAAACTGCGTTAAATCGCACACTATCTAGATTTAGACAGCGTAGCCCTAACGCAGTAGAAGAAAGTTACAGTTTTTTAACTCTTGAGAAAGATAAAAATGATTACACACTTCCTGCAGAAATTATCAACGTCCAGTCAGTATTTCGTAGAACTTTGGGATCAAGAACTGGTGGAGGAACTGGTACAAACTTTGAACCCTTCAATCTTGCGTATACTAACACGTACCTTTTAAATAGTACGATGTTAGGCGGCATTGCAACATATTTTATGTTTGCTAGCTATCAAGAAATGGTAGGTAAAATGTTTGGTAGTTACATAGAATTTCAGTGGATTCCCACAAGTCGTACATTGAGAATTTTACAAAGACCCTTTACTGAAGGGGAAAGTATAATGCTACGTTGTCAAAACTACAGACCCGATTATACGCTTATTAACGATATCTATGCAGGACAGTGGATAAAAGATTATTCACTGGCTATCTGTAAGATTATACTAGGCGAAGCTCGTAGTAAGTTTGCTAACATTGCAGGCCCAGGCGGAGCAGGCGGACTAAATGGTACAGACCTAAAATCTGCTGGCAAAGAAGAAATGGAAAAGTTAGACAAAGAATTAGAAACTTATGTACCAGGGGGAACTGGTCTTACATGGATTATTGGATAAATTATTATTTAATGTAGGTGTGGAGATTTATTATGTTTTTTGTTAATAACAATGAATATATTGAACGACTTAATATTTGTAAATCTTGTGAAAATTTTCATAGTAAATTTAAAGTATGTAATAAGTGCGGGTGTTTTATGCCAGCAAAATGTAAATTAAGTAAATCAAAATGTCCTAAAAATTTTTGGACAGAGTCAACTTCTAATATAGAAGTTGAACCTAATGACATTAATATAGCTAATTAGAAAAATCTATTGATAAATACTCAATATGAAAATCTACGAAGTTATTACAGAAGTGCGTCAGCCCAAGCCTACTAAGAGACAAAGCCAGTCTACTAAAGGTATGAACATCTACAGCGACAAAGAAAAAGCCAATAGTGACTATGTAGCATTTAAGTTAGGCCAAGCTATGGCCGGCACTGATGGCAAAACTAAACCGGACATTGATGGCAAAAGCTGGCACGGTAAAAAGAAGACTATCTATCCCTATACTAAAGAAGAACAAGCGATGTTTGTTCAAGCTGCCAAAGCAGTCGGCGCTGACTACGAAGATTTAAATCACGGCGACATGCGCAGTTTAGAATTGGACACAACTAACAAAGTAAGTCCGGTTGCTAAGATTAAAACGAACAAATACGGAGTGTAATCACTCTTGACACTAGTGTAAAAATCCTGTAATATATATTATCACTGGAGATAATATGATCATAGGCTTCGTTGGATTTATTGGGTCAGGCAAAGATACTGCCGCAGATTATTTGGTTAACTTTCACGGATTTCGCCGTGACTCATTTGCAAACACATTGAAAGACGCGGTAGCAGCCGTATTTGGTTGGGACCGCGTTCTGTTGGAAGGACGTACAAAAGAAGCTCGCGAATGGCGAGAGCAACGTGACGAGTGGTGGAGCAATCGTCTAGGTAAAGATATTACCCCACGACATATCCTACAATACTGGGGTACCGAAGTATGCCGCCAAGGCTTTCACGATGACATCTGGATTGCTAGTTTAGAAAATAAAATGCGTAAAACAGGCGATAACATTGTTATCAGTGATGTACGTTTTCCTAATGAAATCAAAGCTATTAAAAGTGCAGGCGGCAAAGTAGTGCGGGTAGTTCGAGGTGCCGATCCTGAATGGTATCAAGATGCATGGAATATGAATCAAGGCCCTACAAATATGAGCTGGTCTATTAGTAAGATGCGTATGGAACAGCGTAAGATTCATGCTAGCGAAACAGCGTGGATTGGTAAAGGAATTGATCTTGAAATAGACAATAATGGCACTATTGATCAGCTGTTTGCGCAGATTAAAAATCTGGTCGTAGATCGCCCTGACGCCACTGAACTCCCTCTTTCTGAAGAACTCGCTGACAGTTTGCACACACTGTCTTAAGATTAGCAGGACGGGAATTGTTTAAGTTCCCGTCCACATGAAACACATTAAATTGCTCTCTAAATTTAGATTTAAATCCGCATTTGTCACATACGGGTTTCATTCTGTAGCCATCTTGAAACCATTTAGGTAACCCTTTTCCTACTCCACCGTAGCGAAGGCATACTTCACATTTTTTTCGATAGTAGGTTTTACCTTCTTTATGATAGTTAACGGCAGCTGGTCGTTGCCCGCAAAGGCATAAAGGTCTTGACATAATAGTATTTAGCTGCCCTTTTTCTCCCCTTTTCGGATGTGTGTAAGCTAGTGGTTTTCTGTTCAAACCTATAAATACAAATAGAACAGAAACCTTAGGAGACTCCAAGATGGCATTAAGTTCACCAGGCGTAGAAGTCAAAGTAATTGACGAATCATTTTATACACCAGCAGAGCCTGGCACAGTACCTTTAATTATTGTTGCCACTGCTGAGAATAAATCAAATGGCGGAGGAACCGGAACCGCCCCGGGTACACTTGCTGCCAATGCAGGGGAAGTATATCTCCTAACAAGCCAGAAAGATCTTGCAGACAACTTTGGAGATCCTATCTTCAAGACAGATGCAAGCGGCAATCCAGTACACGCTGGGGAGCAAAACGAATACGGTCTACAGGCTGCATACAGTTTACTAGGTGTTAGCAATCGCGCATACGTTGTACGTGCAGACGTTGACCTAGCAGAATTGGATGCTAGTGCTACAGAACCTAACTCAAATCCAGCTAATGGAACACATTGGTTAGACACTAGTATTTCGGCTTTTGGTATTTTTGAATGGAACGGCGCATCTGCAACAACAAGCAGTGGTCAGAAATTTACAAATAAAGTTCCTCTAGTAATTACAGATTCAACAAGGGTTGATCCGTTAACTGGTGGGCCGAAAACATCAGTTGGTGCAGTAGGCGACTATGCTATTGTTTCAGTTGATACTGATTCAGATACTCCTGCACTTACTACACTACACGGCGATATCTTAGGAGCACGCCAGTCTGACAACACCGTATGGTATAGAAGTCGTGGAGTTGCTCCGGGGCAAACTACCGGACAGTGGGTACAAGTTGGCCAATCAGACTGGTTTAAATCTCAACCAACAGTTGCTAGTAGCAAATCTAACCCTACAATTACCAGTGGTCAAACATTAATTGTTAACGGTAGTAGTTTTACCGGTAATGCAAGTCTTGCAGCACTGGTAACAGCTATTAATGCTACCCCTCCAACAGGAGTGTCAGCAGCAGCAGTTAACGGTAAATTAGAATTATATTTTGATACTACTGCATTAGGACTATCTGGTGAGACCAGCACCACTTCTAACGGTATTAATCTAGGAGGCACTGCTGCATTACTAACAGAATTGAATTTACTCAGTACTACTACATATTTTGCACCTGCCTTACAGATTAGCAAACACACAGTAGTACCGCAGTGGAAGTCTAGCGCAGTTGCTCCTCGTCCTACAGGTAGCGTATGGATTAAAACAACCGAAGCTAACTTAGGCGCACGTTTCCGTGTTAAGCGTTGGAACGGTACTACCTTAGCATGGGAAACAGTAAGTGCTCCGTTGTATCCTAACAATCATTCAGCACTGTACGAATTAGATGTTACTGGTGGCGGCACAAATCTACCAGTTGGGCAATTATATGTTCAAACAAATCATTCAGAAGATGTAGGGTTTGATGGAACTCCAAAATTAGCAAACTATCGAATTTGGAGAAGAGGTGCTGTAGGCGCAACTACAATTACATCTGAGATTATAACAACTCAGGTAACTGCAGGAAGTAAATCTTTTATTATTGCAGAAAGTTTGTTAGCAAGTCCTACATTAGGTGATTATAATTTAAACGGAACATACTCGTCTAAAACTATAACATTTACAGCAGCAGGCGCAGCAGGAGATGCTGATACCATTGCTGGAGCAATTAATGCCGCAGGATTTACTAATATTGTTGCAGAAGTTGATTCTAAAAATAGAATTGTAATTAGTCATTTATTAGGCGGCGATTTCCGAGTTAAAAACGGAACTGGTACCCCATTTACTGCAATGGGATTCTCAGCATATGACTATGAACCATCGAGTGGTACATTTGGCAGCGGAACAAGATTTGTTTCAACTGCGCCGGCTGGTGATGCAGATAGTGGTTTTGTTGTAAGCAACTGGGAACCATTAGTATACGCAGCAAGTGCCGATGCTCCTGCTAGAATTCCTGAAGAAGGCCAATTATGGTACAGCTCAGTTATTGACGAAATTGATATCATGATCCATGATGGCAGCGACTTTGTTGGCTACAAGACAGCAACAAGTCCGTATTTTGCTAATGGTACAGATCCAGCTGGTCCTATTGTATCAGCTACTGCTCCAGAAAACGGTGATCGTTCTGACAGCGGAAATCTTGTAACTGGAGACTTATGGATTGATACTAGCGACTTAGAAAACTTCCCACAAATCTACAGATTTAATGCAGCTTTAGCAAGTTTACCTGTATCTAAGCGTTGGGTATTAGTCGACAAGACAGACCAAACAACAGAAGACGGTGTACTATTTGCCGATGCTCGTTACAATACTGCTGGTGCAAACAGCTACGAAGCAGGGGCAATCGAAGACTTGTTAACTAGTAACTATGTTGATCCGGATGCTCCGGATCCAGCACTATACCCACAAGGTATGTTGTTATGGAATCTACGTAGAAGCGGATACAATGTAAAATCATTCCGTCGTGATTATATCAATATTGCTGAAGACAATCCACGTTACGATCCAACTAACACAGGCGGCGAAGCAATGGCTGCTTATTACACACATCGTTGGGTTACTGTGTCTAGTAACCAAGACGACGGTTCTGGTAGCTTTGGCCGTAAGGCACAGCGTAAGGTAGTTGTTACAGCTCTACAAGCAGCAGTTAACAGCAACGATGCAATGCGTGATGACGAGCGTAGAGTGTTTAACTTAATTGCCTGCCCTGGTTATCCAGAGCTAATTGGTGAAATGATTACTCTAAACTACGATCGTGGCCTAACAGCATTTGTAGTAGGTGACACACCTGCTCGTTTAACACCTGATGCAACAAGTCTATTGAAGTGGGGTTCTAATGAACTACTGGCCAACGAAGACAATGACATCGGTGCAACCAGCTTTGATGAGTACATGGGCATGTTCTATCCATGGGGCTTCTCAAGTGACAACTTTGGTAATAACGTAGTTGTTCCTCCAAGCCATATGATTCTAAGAACTATTGCTCTAAGCGATCAAGTTAGCTATCCGTGGTTTGCACCAGCTGGTGTACGTCGTGGCGGTATTACTAACGCAACAGCCGTTGGTTATATCACTGCAGAAGGCGAGTTCAGCAGTGTGGCATTAAATGGTGGGCAACGTGATACATTGTATGAGCAGAAGATTAACCCGATCACTTTCCTAACAGGTACAGGTTTAGTCAACTACGGTCAAAAGACTCGTGCTCGTGCAGCAAGTAGTTTAGATCGTATCAATGTAGCACGTCTAGTAATTTACATGCGTAGACAATTAAATGCGTTGGCTAAGCCATACATCTTTGAACCTAATGATAAGATCACTAGAGATGAGATTAAAGGTGCAGTTGAATCTCTATTATTAGAGTTAGTAGGACAACGTGCTCTATACGACTATATAGTAGTATGCGACGAGTCCAACAACACACCTAGTAGGATTGATCGTAATGAGTTATGGATTGACATTGCTATTGAACCAGTCAAAGCAGTTGAATTCATTTATATTCCATTGCGCTTGAAGAACACTGGCGAGATCGCAGGTCTATAATTAAAGGAATAATAACATGGCAATCGCTTCATTAACAAAATTTACAGTACCTTTAGCTAGCGACCAATCCGCTAGCACACAAGGTATGTTGATGCCAAAACTAAAATATCGCTTCCGTGTGATGTTTGAAAACTTTGGCGTATCAACACCTACTACTGAACTTACTAAACAAGTACAGACAGCAGCTCGTCCAAACGTACAGTTTGCTAACCAAGTAATTGAGATTTACAACAGTAAAATTAACTATGCAGGCAAGCAAACATGGCAGCCAATGGCCATTACACTACGTGATGACGTATCAGGTAATGTTTCTAAACTAGTTGGCGAACAACTACAGAAACAATTTGACTTTGCAGAGCAGTCGAGTGCCGCAGCAGCTATCGACTACAAGTTTACACTAAGACTTGAAATCTTAGACGGCGGTAACGGTATTAACGCAGCCAATGTTTTAGAAACATGGGAGTGCTATGGTTGCTACTTAACAACAGTTAACTATCAAACTCTAGGCTACGGTGAACAAGGTGCTGTAACAATTGATCTTTCTATCCAGCCAGATAACTGTATACAAGTACCAGGTGGTTCAAGCCTAGGTGGTGTTGGTACAGCAATTGCTCGTGCAGTAGGCACCGCAGCAACTGGTCCAGGTACAAGAGCCTAATAAAAAAGCACCGAAGGGTGCTTTTTTTATGACCATGCATTAACTGCGTGGTTAATCTTTTCGGCTAAATATTTGTATGACCAGTAAAGCCACCAAACAGTTTGTCAATAACCTAACACATGCTAAAGGCCTCATGGGCGATTATGCCCACGCAGCCAGGATGTTTGTTGACGACGACATGCGGTTGGCACCAAAGTTAAAATTTCAATACCATGTAAGTTTTAGCATCAACAGTCAAGCATTAAAAAGTTTAAATTTTAAATTTCAACATCAAAATGAAATTAACATGTTGGTTAAAACTGCTGAGTTACCTAAATTTCAAATTGCTACCGAAACCTTAAATCAATATAATAGAAAAAAAGTTGTACAAACTAAGATTGATTACCAACCTGTGAATATAGTGTTCCACGAAGACAACTTTGGAGTTGTTAGACAGCTATGGGAAAACTATTATGGTTATTACTATGCTGATGCAGAGGCTAGTAAAATCTACGGAAACTATAATAGAACTGCAATGTTAGGACCTGGATTTATTAGAACACCTTACGGCCTAGACAACAACAGTAGTATTCCGTTTTTTAACAATATTACAATATATCAATTTGCTCGAAGACAATTTACCAGTGCAACATTAGTTAATCCAGTGATTTCGCAGTGGAGTCATGACACTATGAATTATGCAGATAGTGGTCCTGCACAGAACACTATGACCTTAGCATACGAAGCAGTAAACTACGGATCAGGATCTGTATCACCGAACAATCCGCCAGGATTTGGTGTTGATCACTATGACACAACACCTAGTCCTCTGTCATTAGGCGGTGGCGGTACTGCCACAGTGTTCGGCAGTGGTGGTGTGCTTGCAGGAGTTTCTGATGTATTTGGCCGAGTCGCATCAGGCCAGGCATTTAACAGTCCTTTAGATTTTATCAGTACTGCTATTACAGCAGTCAACACCTATCAGAATTCAAAGAATTTAACCAAAGCAGGGGTTAGTCAAGAATTTACCAATATTGCTGTTAAGGGAATAACTAATGTAGGCCGTGCCGGAGCAGGGTCAATAAACAATACAGTGTTTCCTGTTAACGATTCCGGAAACGCAAACATAACAGTTGCTAAACCTAGAAGCATAAACGGCGGTGGCTAACAATGGTTGATAAAAATCAAAACTTTCCCTCAGAAGGTACATCAAGCTCAGAAGAAGTTAGAGCATTCTTTGACAAGTATTTTCTACATCAAATCACATTTCCAACAAATCAAATTGACGCAGTATTCGGATATTTTCTAAAGCGTGGCTTTGACGAAGCTGCTGCAAGAAGTGTTAGTATAGTGTTATTAAATCAAGCAAGACTAGAAAACATTAATCCTTTTAAACTTATTGATACTTTAAAAGGTGTAACTGATGCACAATTAAGTTCAGTAGTTGCAGAAGTACAAAACGTATACAGAGAAAAAACTTCCTTCTTAGGGTTTAAACTAGCCAGCGTAGAAGAAACTACAGAAAGCAGAAATATTAAACAATGAGTCGCAGATTTGCCCAAGGTAAGTATACAGTTGTAAACCCAGAGAAGTATGTAGGCAATCGTCAACCTACATACAGAAGTAGTTGGGAGTGGCAGTTTATGCGATTCTGCGATAACAATCCTAACATTATAAAATGGGCTAGTGAAGCAGTAAGTATACCTTACAAAGATCCGTTTACTGGTCGACAGACAATTTATGTACCAGATTTTTTTATACAGTATGCAGATAAAAACAATAAAATCCAAGTCGAGTTAATTGAAGTCAAACCGCAGAATCAAACACTACAAGAAAAAGTTGGCAAGAATCGCAACAACCAACTGCAGTATGCAAAGAATCAAGTAAAGTGGCGAGCAGCATACGCATGGTGCGCACGACAAGGTATTAAATTTAGAATACTTACCGAACAAGACTTATTCCATAATGGCAGAGTAGGATAAGTAATATTATGAAAAAACTTGAAGAAATTCTAAACTTGCCCGAAAGCAAAAAAACTATTAAAAAAGCTGAGAAAGAACAATCTGTAGAAGCTGTGCAACCACTGCTTAGAGACATGTCAGAGTTTGACAAAATTGCAGCGGCCTTACCACAGGTTAAAGGGCTAGGCGATATCAGCGATACTGAGTTTGATGCACTGGCTCAACGTGCTACAGATGCATTTGATGACCTAATGGATCTAGGAATGAATGTAGAAGCAAGATATTCCGGAAGAGTTTTTGAGGTAGCAGGGTCAATGCTTAAAAATGCAATTGATGCAAAAGCAGCAAAAATTGATAAAAAACTAAAGATGATCGAACTGCAGATCAAGAAACAAAAACTTGATCAAGACGCAAATCAAGATGATCAAGGTATAGATGTTTCAGGCACGGGCGTTATTGTTACGGATCGTAACAGCCTTATCGAAAAACTTAAAAATATGAATAAATAATAGACTAGGACTGCGAGCATGAAATCATTTGTAGAATATCTATCAGAAAGCCAGGAAGCAAAAAAGTATGCTTTCAAAATTAAAATAGCAGGAGATCTTCCAGAAAACTGTGAAGATGTAATGGAAACTGCTCTTAAAAAATACGAAGTAGCTAAGTTTGCAAAAACTAAAACTACCCCTATTCAAAGTAAACTTCCAGATTTTCCACAAATGGAAAATGCTGCCGTGACAGTGTTTGATGTTGAGCTTACATATCCAACAACCAGTACTGTATTACACAATTACCTAATTCAAGAAACAGGTGTTGATTCTTGCTGTATCAAAGTGCGTAGTCCTTTAGAAGAAGCAGAAGCAGAATTAAATGCTGAAAATCAAGAGATGGAAAAAGGCAAAGCTCTTTTAACACAAGATTACCAAAAAGAAAATAATCAAAATACAGTAGGCGACAAAGGTGTTAGTAATTTCTTAAAAGAATTATCTAAGGCTCGTAAAGATACAGAACCTACACAGTATAAAGGCGTGAATGATGCTATTCTAGCAAAGAAAGCTCCTAAAGAAAAATCACAAGAACAAGCTAAACCTGTTGCTGGCAAAAGTCCAATTGGTTCTGCTAAAGGAAAATAATTATGAACTTTAACGAACTATTCCAGAAAATGAGAGAGCTGGATCAACCAGTAACTGAAGAACCAAATGAAGGTAATGCCTTCAGTGGCGCACTTGATGCTGCCAAAGATGCCGGCAAAGATGAATTTGAAGTTGACGGCAAAACTTTTCAAGTGAAAGAAGATGATGTCGAGGAGTGCGGAATGGGCCCAATGCCTAGCATGAATCAAGAACAACAAGATACCGTTACTATGAATTTAAGCATGAATGGATCTGGGTCAGGTGGCATTCGCGATCTATTAGATATATTAAAAAACATCGACGGTGAAGATGGTGGTGAAGAACAGTTAGGTAAACTAATGGGCAAAATGGACAAAGAACCTATTATTGGTGACACAGACATGCCAATGGATGAGTATGCAAATAGTCCAGATGAGGCACACGGTACTGTAGGTGATGTAACTCCCACAGGTAACGATCTGCACAGCAAAGGTGCAGAAGCTGAAAAAGTTAACGGTGGCGGAAACCCATTTGGTGTCGACGAAGATCTAGTTAATCGTTTAGCAAGCATGTACGAGTCTATTAAATCAAGAGACAACGTTAATGAGACATTAAATGAATTTGATGTTAAATTAATGCAACCTAGTAATGCAAACACTAATCGTATGTTTGGTGCTCACATTGCCGGAACTCCTGAAGTAAAGGCAATTGTTGCACAAATGAAACCTGAGGATTACGTAGAAACTAATAAATTTAAACAACAGTACCCAAGTGCAGACACTTACTTAGAAAAAAATAAATGGCGTGATGTTGTAATGGGTCGACAGAATCAGGATATGTATAATTTTGTGCAGCGTTATAATAGAGATAACAATAATTTGTCAATTGCTCAGTGGTTAGAAAAGGCAAAGAATTCTATTAAAGGTGCAGTTACTGGACAACCAGCAGAACCAGTAAGTTACAACGCGGCACGATTTGATCCAAATGCCCGCGGATACGGCCAGGATGTTACCAAACCTGAAAAAGCATTTCCAATGAAAGAATCAAATGAAATTGTTAAGTTAAGCAAGATGCTCAACGGCTAATCAGATTTAATCTTACTCAAAGCGACCCATAGGGTCGCTTTTTTATTGTAAATAGTACTATGGCAAGTAAATCATTAGATGGCGTTTTAACCAAGAAAGCGCATACACGAGAAACCTTCACTGAGCGACACATTGAAGATTTAGTCGCATGTTCTGATCCTAGTAACGGGTATCATTATTTTTGCAGTAACTATTTTTACATCCAGCATCCTGTTAGAGGTAAGATGTTGTTTGAACCTTTTGAATATCAAACACGATTATTAGATGCATATCATAATCACAGATTTAATGTAAACATGTTACCGCGTCAGATGGGTAAAACTACCTGTGCGGCAGGATACCCTATAACAAAGGGAGTATTGAATTTGATAATGGATCACGTATTGTCTCTACAACTACTACTGGCAACACAGGTCGTGGTATGTCTATTTCCCTACTATACTGTGACGAGTTTGCCTTCGTACCTCCAAATATCGCCGATGAGTTTTGGACTTCAATTTCCCCGACACTAGCAACTGGTGGACGAGCAATTCTAACATCAACGCCCAACAGTGACGAAGACACATTTGCTATTATATGGAAAGAAGCTAACAAGAAGTTTGATGAGTTTGGCAACGAACAACTAATTGGTGTAAATGGGTTCTTTCCCTTTACATGCTCATGGAGTGAGCACCCTGATCGTGACGATGCGTGGGCAACAACAGAACGTGGACGCATCGGCGAAGAACGATTCCGTCGAGAATATAATTGTGAGTTCTTAGTATATGATGAAACATTGATCAACAGTATTCATCTTGCAGGCATGGAAGGCCGACAGCCCATTATGAACATGGGGCAAACACGCTGGTACAAAGAAGTTAGTAAAGATCATATTTACGCAGTTGCGCTTGACCCAGCTTTAGGAACAGGTGGTAACTCGGCAGGTATTCAAGTGTTTGAATTACCTAGTTTTATACAAGTTGCAGAATGGCACCATAATCTAACACCTATACAGGGGCAGATTAGAATACTTAAAGAAATTTTAAAATATCTACAAGAATGTTTAGGGGATGACAATGTTAATAATATCTACTGGAGCCTTGAAAATAACACAGTAGGTGAAGCAGGCCTAGTCTGTATTAAAGACATTGGGGAAGAAAACTTTCCGGGATTGTTTGTTAGCGAGCCTATACGTAAAGGTCATGTACGCAAATTCCGTAAGGGATTTAATACAACACATAAGACTAAAATATCAGCTGCTGCTAGATTAAAATACCTAATAGAATCAAACAAAATGAAAATCAACAGCAAACCGTTGATTTCAGAACTCAAAGCATTTATAGCTACGGGTGTAAGTTTTAAAGCAAAAAGCGGAGAAGAGGATGACCTAGTTAGTGCATTACTGTTGATTATACGTATGAGTCAAGTTCTAGCAGACTGGGATTCTAGAGTGTTTGACAGTTTTAGCAGTAGTGATGCTAGTGATAATGACGAGTTTGAACTTCCTATGCCCATATTTGTTTCCTCAACTATTGCATAAATACCAATATGAATAAAAATCTTGACTTAATTGCCAAAGAACTATTTTCGAAACTGCGAACACAGTTTCCTAAAATTAGACTCGGTGATGCAAACAGTGAACGCACTGACAGACCTAAAGACGCACGTTTTTTTGAATTTGATTTTATAAAAAACGGAAAAAATTTAGGCACTATCAGTATCAGCATTGACGATAATACTAACGCAGATCCAGAAGGTGAAGAAAACGACGGCCTGGTAGTTATGTATAGCAACGATATTGTTGAAGGCCAACCTGACGGTGTTAAGCATCGTTGGTTTAGATTTTTAGAAAGTCTAAGTGATTTTGCAAGCTCACATATGATGGACTTTAATGTAAGAGATATTGCAAAAAGTAATTTAGACAAGAGAGATTATAAAATGTTAGCTAATAATAGCAGTGGAGAAGGCACAATGACTGAGAGTAAATTATGGGGAACCTCAAGAACCAGTTTCCAAGAAATGGGCGAGGCCAAACTAATTGTAAGACATTCTAAACCTGTAAACTATGATTTACCAGCAGGTCGTACTATGCACATCGAAAGCATTTTTGTTGAGAATGCAGACGGCGAGCGTTTTAAATATCCTTACAAGCATCTCAACGGTGCCCGTGCATTAGCTACACACGTGGCACATGGCGGCACTAGTTATGATAACATAGGACAACACATTATCGGCCTAAGTGAAGAATTAAACAAACTACGCATGTTCAAAGGCTATGTAAACCGTAATCCTATTGTTAGCGAAGCAATGGGCACTATTAATGAAAAAGTATTTGAGCGTATAGATCAAGTTAAAAAAGAAATCCACAGTTTACAAAGTCCTAATTTTTATAAGACATTTGCAGAATCTTGGACTGACAAAGAAGATCAACTAATTCCAGAAGATGTTGTTAACGATTGGATTGATCGTTTAACTATTCGTAGTTTCAATGAAGAATTAAAGAATGTATTCCCATACATTTATAAACTAGTCGGTGAAGAAGTTAATGTTGTTAAAGAACTAACAGCAGAAGATTTACTAAACGATGGATACAATCCAAATAGCGTAGATGCTGAACACCGTCGCAGCCTAGATCAATCGCATCATAATCATCTAAAATCAAAAGCAGAAGGCCCAGATGCATCTGATAGAGACAGAGAACGTTATCAAAACTATTTAGATAAAAAAGAACGTATGCGTAATGACTACGATGATCGTATGGAGAGAGAAAGTCTTAACATTGAAGATGCATTTGAGTCATTCTTAAATGGTATTGTTGGTGAAGAAAGTGCATTACTTAATGTAGAAGACAGTCAAGAAGAAGCTATTAAAAAATTAAACGATCTAGTAAGTAATGAGATGCCAATCGGAACTGACGGTACTAATGCCATCCAAAGTTTAAAAGGTATTATTGATGATAAAGAACTAGCAGATGCCTTTAGAGAATTAGGTCAAGTTAATCCCGAAATGGATGCAAGAGAAATCTTAAAAGGTTATTTACAAAAACGTGACGAAGAAAACGGCACGGACATTGCTAGCAAGATTAATTTTGATTCTACTACACCTGCTCCTACTGTTGCTCCAGAAGCACCTGCAGCACCTGTTGCTCCAGAAGCACCGGCTGCGCCAGCTCCAGTGGCAGAAGAAAAAGAAGATCCTCCGTTTGACGGTCCTTACAAAAAGCCAGGCGACAACAAGGATCAATTTGGTAATGTTGTTAAGAATCCTGCTCGTCACGCTGCTAAGAAAGGTATGGCTGCTGCCATTGCCAAAGCAAAGAAAGCTGGTGCTACTGCAGAAACTATGGTTAACTTTGGATCAGGCGAAATGAGCCTAGGCGAAGCTATTACTAAAGCCGGAATGGATATTGAAGAGTTTTTTGAAGGCGCTGGCAAGCAAAACGAAGTAGTTGAGTTTGTTAAATCAATGTATGATGAAACAACTGGACGATTCCCTAAAGGTGAAACTGGAGTAATGATTGCTGTTGAAAAAGAATTTGGCGAAGATGCTGCTCGAATAGCACATGGAGTTATTAGTGAACTATCACAAATATACGAGTCAAAAAGATTACGTCAATTAGCCGGTGTTACTGAAAATGGTTTACAAAAGCCACAAGCCGATGTTTCCGAAATGTTCAAACACTTCAATGCTATGTTTAGATAATTGGCAAAAATAAATCATAATTAAGCAAGAAATCTCTTGCAAAGCTAAATAAAAGTGCGTACAATAACATGTATGCACTTTTTTACTTTACAATGGTGTAAAGTAGATATAGGCAAAACTAGCAGAAATGCAAAACAAACTTAGGCTAACAATAGGAGATAATCATGGCATCA